TGCGGTTCGTGAGTACCCAATGCCTGGTATGCAACCCCAGAATGATGCCCAAGGCATTATGACTCCTCCTCCCATGCTTTACGATGTGGAGATCAAGCGCAGAATTAAATCTGGCAAGGTAAAGATTGAAGCTCTACCCCCAGAAGAGTTCCTGATTGACCGCAGAGCTAAGTCCATTGAGGATGCTACTTTTGTAGGCCACAGGACTATGAAAACAGTTTCTGACCTAGTGGCTATGGGTTATGACTACGACGAGATGGTTGAAGAGGCGGGTAATGGTAACGACTTTGACAACAATCAAGAGTACCAAGCCCGCAATCCTTTTGCCGTTATCAGCACTGCAAACAATGGTGATCCATCAAGCAAGAGCGTTCTGTACATTGAAGGATACCTAAAGGTTGACTTTGATGGCGATGGCATTGCTGAGATGCGTAGGATCTGCACTGTTGGCAGTGGACACAAAGTTGTTCGCAATGAGATCGTTTCTGATCGTCAGTTTGCTGACTTCTGTCCTGATCCTGAACCCCACACTTTCTTTGGTATGTGTCCCGCAGATGTGGTGATGGACATCCAGAGAATCAAATCCAATGTCCAACGTGGCATCCTAGACTCTTTGGCACAAGCTATTCACCCCCGCACAGCCATTGTTGAAGGTCAAGCCAACATGGAAGACGTTTTGAACACTGAGGTGGGTGCGGTTATTCGCATGAGAGCGCCTGGCATGGTTCAGCCGTTTACGACTCCTTTTGTTGGTCAAGCCGCATTCCCAATGCTTGACTACTTGGATGACATTAAACAGACCCGTACAGGTATTTCTAAAGCCGCCTCTGGCTTGGATGCAGATGCACTGCAAAGCACCACAAAAGCCGCAGTATCAGCGACTGTCAATGCCGCTCATCAGCACATTGAGATGATTGCCCGTATCTTTGCTGAAACAGGCTTGCGTAAGTTGTTTACTGGCATCTTGAAGTTGGTTACAGAAAACCAAGACCAAGCCAGAATGGTGCGTCTGCGTAATGTATTTATTCCAATTGACCCCCGTTCATGGGACTCAAACATGGATGTGATTGTTAACGTAGGCGTAGGTGATGGCACTATGGAAGAGCGTGTTGCCCTGTTGACTCAGGTTGCCGCCCGTCAAGAGCAAATCATTGGTCAACAAGGTCCAAGCAACCCTGTTGTAACAATACCACAGTACACAAATACTTTGGCAAAAATGTTGCAACTTGCGGGTATCAAGGATTCTCAGAATTACTTTGCCCAACTGCCTATTGATTGGCAACCCCCAGAGTCACCACCACCCAAGCCAACTCCAGAGGAGACTTTGGCTAAAGTTCAGGCTGAGTCTATCCAAGCTGACATCCAGAAGAAAGCGGCTGAGTTGCAGTTGGATCGTGAGAAAGCAATCATGTCTGATGACCGCGAAAGAGATCGTATTGAGCAAGATGGTATTTTGCGTAGATATGAGCTAGAATTGAAATATGGCGTACAAATTCAAAGTGCGGAAATAGATTTCGCAATGAATAGAGAGCGCGAAATGATTAACCAACAGGCTGCAATGAGTCAACAAGTTCCGATGGATCAGCAGATGGGTCAACCGATGGAGCAAGAAATGGCTCCCCCGATGGATCAATCAATGGACTACGGAATGGGTCAACAACCTCAACAGCCTCAACCAATGATGTAAATGGACGATCAAGAAATTAACCTCGCAAGAGGAGACAGAGCAAGACTACTTCTTGAAGACGAACTCTTAAATGAGTTAATCAAGAAGATAGAAGATGATTGCTATCGTGAGATTCGTAATTCCAAATTAATGGAAGGACCAGTCAGAGAACAAGCTTACTTGCTTCTTACCACGATAGACATCTTGAGAGCAAAACTCCGCTCTGTTATGGATACGGGAAAGATGGCAGAAGTTGCCCTCCGTAGACGGGGAAGACCCCCAAACAAATGATTGTTAAACTAAGAGGTAAATATGTCCGATAACGCACAAGCAGTCGGTTCGATTACAGTAAACCAAGCAGCGCAAAACTTTGCCACTATGCTAGACGCTCAAGAGGGTGTTGACACTGGTGCAGAGGCGCAACCAGAGGAGGAGCAATCCGAATCTGAGTCTGAGGAAGTGGAATCTGCGGAGACGCAAGATGAAACAGAGGAAGCTTCCGAGGAAGTAGAGAGCGAAGACGAAGATGGCGAGGAAGAAGCTCCCAAGGATGAGAAGTTTATCGTCAAAGTTGATGGTAAAGAAATCGAAGTCCCGAAGGATGAACTGATCCGTGGCTATCAACGCGAAGCCGACTACACACGGAAAACGCAGAAACTAGCAGAAGAGCGCAAATTAGTCGAGTCTGAGTTTCAGCAAGTACGTGAGGAGCGTTTAACATACGCTCAGATATTAGGACAATTACAGCAAAAGTTGCAAGAGTTTGAGCCACCAGAGCCTGATTGGAATCGTTTAGAAGTTGAAGATCCGACTGAATATGCCCGTCAATGGACATCACATCAGCGTAGACAACAACAACAATTCGCAGTACAAGCAGAGCAAGAGCGGCTTAACAAGGTGCAACAAGCTGAACTAGATAAGCTTTTGAAAGAAGCGATAGCTAAAGAAGTTGTAAGTTTGAAGGAGAAAATTCCTGAGTGGAGTTCTCCCGAGAAGGCTAAAGCAGAAGGCATGGCTTTGTTGGATTATGGTCAAAAATTGGGCTTTTCTGAATACGAATTGAGTACGATATCTGACTCTCGTCAATTACTTGCGCTTCACAAAGCGTGGAAGTATGACCAGATGATGAGTAAGCGTCCTGAGTTTCAAGCAAAGATCAAAAAAGCACCCAAGATGGCAAGTCCTGGTTCAGCGGGTAGCGTGAGTTCTAAATCGAGTGAATTAAATAACGCAAAAAAGCGTCTTGCACAAACTGGAAGCGTCAGAGATGCCGCATCCCTTTTCGAGAAATTCATTTAAGGAATAATCATGTCAGCTATTACCAATACGTATACCCGATTTGACGCTAAAGGCGTTCGGGAAGATCTTTCGAATGTTATCTATCAGATCTCTCCAGAAGAGACTCCATTTATGAGCAATGTTGGTCGTGAGAACGTCACCAACACTTTCTTTGAATGGCAAACAGATGACCTCGCTTCTGCCGTTACAACTAACGCTCAGATCGAGGGTGATGACATCACTTCTTTCACTGCCGCAGTTGCTACAGTTCGTTTGGGTAACTATACCCAGATTAGCCGTAAAGACGTAATCATTTCTGGCACTTTGGAATCTGTTGATAAAGCAGGTCGTCGTTCAGAATTGAGCTACCAAATGGCTAAAAAATCTGCGGAAATTAAGCGCGACATGGAGGCCACAATGTTGGCTAACCAAGCCGCTACTGCGGGTTCTACATCTGCCGCTCGTAAGACTGGTGCTTTGTTGGCCTTCTTGAAGACCAATACAAGCGAAGGTTCTGGCGGTGGTGATCCTTCATACACAACCATCCCTGATGCAGCTCGTACTGATGCTACAACGACTAACTTGCGTTCATTCAGCGAAGCTTTGCTGAAAGACGTAATTCAGAAGGTGTGGACAGAAGGTGGCGCTCCAACTATCGTTATGGCTGGTCCTGTTAACAAGCAGAACTTGTCTAAGATGGCAGGTATTGCCTCTAGCCGTTTCAACATCAATGGTGGTGCTAAACCCGCTACTTTGATTGGCGCGGCTGATATTTATGTTTCCGATTTCGGTAACGTGAGTATTGTTCCCAACCGCTTCCAACGTGAGCGTGATGTTTTCGTGCTTGATCCTGAGTACGCATCAGTTGCTTATCTGCGTCCCTTCCAGACAGTTGAACTGGCTAAGACAGGTGATGCCGAGAAGCGTATGCTCTTGTGTGAGTGGGGCTTGAAGATCAAGAATGAGAAAGCTCATGGCGCTGTCTATGACTTGAACTCAACAATTCAGACCTAATCTGAAGACAAAGGGGTGGGCTAATAACCCACCCTTTTTTTATTTATGCACACCAAACTTTTTGACATTAATCCAGTTACTGGCACTCGCAAGATGTGGCATTACGATGCCGAAAAAGATGAGGCCACTATTGAAACAATTATTGATGCGACTCAGATAGTCTCAGACAATAAAGACAGATTTAATTCTTTTGATGAAAAGGCTAATTGGAAAGGTGATATGCACCATGTTGCATCAATTCCAATGGCATTGTTTTATCAGATGAAAGCGGAAGGAAAACTTGATGACCAAGCCTACATGAAACGATGGCTCAATGACCCTGATAATCGTGCATTTCGCACAAGACCTGGAGAAGTTTAATGGATAGTAAGACCATTGGAATTTTGGTTCCAACACGGGATTTTGTTAATTCGGGATTTGCTTTTGATTTAGCTAGACTTG